CACCTTGGCGCCCCGAGAGTCTTCCACGTCGTTGTCCGGGTCTTCGGACCACTCTTTGTCGTCATCGTCGTTGACGAACTTCTCAGGCGAACCGGTAACTTTGTTGGTGTGTTCCATCCATTCGTCCAACTGTTCGTTGGATTCCTGGGCTTCGCGATCAAAGATCGCCATGTACTGTTCCTTGCCGCGCCCCTTCTCCTTGGCCTTGTTCTTTTGGCGGAGTGGCAGCTTGGCACCTCCATTAGGGTCGCTGGGCGCTACCACAACGGACTTTCTCAACTCCTCTTTTACGATTTCGTCGAAGTCCGAAGTGATCTCATTTGTCTTACTGGACACTTTCATACCCCCTTTGAAACTATCATCAAGTACTACAAACATTTACTAGATTGATACATAAGCCAGACCATGCGGACGGTGCAGGAGTTTTGCTTTCGAGTAATACACTCCAAAATTGCGGTCTTCTGCTGTCCGCAGGGTCATAACTCGCGCCTTGAGACTTCTCACACATCCAAAGACCACCTTGTTTGCCCGTTTGGCCCGTATTACATCCCAGTGCTGATAACCACCCCTCTCCTCGCAAGTCTTTGTGGGATTGCTTTCCCATTTCCGCCTGCGGAGCGGATAGATCAGATGCTCCGGTCCAAAGATTTTGAGTGGACCTTCTGACGAGAAAAGACAGATCGCATCGTTTATATGCGACTTCACTAAATCCAGACCATCTCGCCACTTCTTCGTCTGCCAGCCTTCACACGTCCTGACTTTGCCGAACCGTGATAGTAAAGCCAACAGGTATGTCTTGCCCTGCACTACATGAGCAACCCAAGCGAAGGTTCGGCCCTTCTTACCTAGCGAGACTTCGCCTGCATGAATTTTTCGATGACACTTCTCGCAAAGCACCACTTGATTCACCGGAGTGTCTGAACCACCCTTCGACTGCGACACTAAGTGGTGCCTCTGTAGTTTCTCTTCAGAGCCACACAAAATACAAGCACCATCTCGGTTCAGTACCTTCTTTCGTGCACCTTTACCTGGTAAGGTAGGATTCTTCACGCCTGCCACTACCAACTCTACATCTACGCCGGAAATTGGTACTATTTTCGCTAGATCTGCTAAAACGCGGTATACAGCTTCCTTCTTCTGCCGAATACTGGGGAAAGGAGTTAACTGCTTTCGGTTATGATTCCGGCGCTTTCGGTAGCGAACTAAACGATAACGGCGATTTCTTCGGTACTCCCGCCGCAAAGTCAACAGGCGTACCACATCCCCACGATGAATTAAGGTGCCCCGGAAAACCACCTCACCCGCATGTTCGTTGACCAACGCAATCCCAACCCATCTTGAACCATCGTCAACTTTGGCCCGTAAAGAACCTATTGGGTTTTCTACTGGGTACTTTAACCTGATGGTGAAGGGTGAACCACGCAAAACTTCAGCCTTCCCAGCCTTCAAAAGCTTTCTTGCCCTAGCTGGATGACAGGGCAAAAGCGGCTTTCCTTCTACATCCACCACAAAAACCTTCGGATAACCAGCAAAAGCTGGAGCCATTTAAGGCCAACCTCCCTTTAGGTTACTCTGCTCCTCGACAATGTACCGGGGCGTCTTTCGGCCTGTGAGGTGTTCACCGACTACCCACAGGGGGCCAGGTTCCGTCCCCACAGACTAGCAGTGCCCGAGCCTGGAGCGCCAGCCGGGGTGCTTACCCTCAAGGATAACTCCGGTACGTAGGAGGACTCCTCACCTTCCCCGTTACCGGGGACTCAGCTTATGGCCTGAAGCGCCGCCTCCTTAGTCTCAAAGCCGCAATAAACCTGTCAAGTTAATATAAAATACTAGAACCTGATAGGTTTACCGAAGCTCCTTTGAAAATCTGAGCAAACTAACTCCATCGACGAAGGTCACAATTTGACCACCTCCCGCTCACGAAAGGCAGTCTTGAGTGCTTTTACGAGATCATTTTGCCGGGACAGCGCATACCGCGCTACCTCTAGAGCCGAAAAGCCGTCCAGGCCGCAGACATCCCGGAAAAACAACACATCTCCATCCCGAGTGAACGTCCCGTCCGCGCTGAAGTAAGGATTCGATTTGAGAATCAGCTCACCCCGAACAATCCCGCCAACAGTCTGAACCCACTTGCGCAATGCTTCCGGCTGTCCGTAATGCGGGGAATATTCCAATACGGTATCCTTGGTCAAAGACTTGGCGAAATCAACCCAGGTCCCAGGATGCACGGGTGTTGGAGTAAGCGCGACGTTGCGGATAAATGCTCGCAGTATGCGACGTTGAGAAGGGTCATACTGCTTTACGACACCTTCCACGGACATTCCGTATCGGCGCAGGCCGGTTTCCTTGAGCGCCCTCATTTGATCAACGATCTTATCCATGAATTTGGTCTTGAGACCCTTCCACTTTAGCCAGAGCCCCTGGGGAGTTATCCGCCCTTCCAGCGGCACTCCTACAATGGTCGAGGGGTCATGATCATAGTTGATATAGCCGCCAGCGCCTTCCGGCAGCCCTTTTCCTAACAGGAAGTCGATATCCAGCCCCTCTGGCAGTATTTCTTCGCCTTCTATATCCCGTCCCGGCATCGAGGCCATTCCCTCAAACAACCAGTCCCCATTATCTGTTTGAGTGGCCTTTGTAAGAGGTACAGAAAAACGAAAAGACCTTTCTATGCCCTCCACAAATATCCGTCACCTGCCTTTCATTCGGTCAATGCGTCCTGGCTCTGGCTTTGTGCAAGGAGCCTCTCAGAAGGTGCAACCGCAACCTTTATCCCAAATGACTCACCGATGGATTCCATAACCGGCGTGACTTCTTCCGCAACAGTAAGCCCTTCGGCTATCAGTTTCCGAAGGGCTTTGAATTCGTCCACGCTCATTTCCACGCGATAACTGCGGTATTCCATGATCTTCATTTTTTAATTCCTCCACCTTAGATAGTTAGATAAGTGGGATTGGGCTGATTCTCAAGTTTGATTCCATGCTTGTCGGCGAACCACAAAAGTCTTCTCTCGGCCAAATCAAGCAGTTCGTCGCCAAGAATGGCCTGGGACTTCACCAGGTGCATTTCTTGCCAAGCAACGTTGCACAGAGTGGCATCCGGCTTGAGCCCCTTTGTGATCGGCCAGGTGGAGATTTCGGGCAGCAGATAAACTTCTTTGACGGATTTTTTGGTCTCGCTTCCGGCCTTTTTATCTCCTGCCTCAAGCTCCAGGTCGAAATGCTTTTTGGCGAAGGCCTTGATCCGACTGATAGCCGATTCGGCGTGCTCGCCAAGTTTCGCCATGTTCTTTTCCTGGTGGATATACCGCCATGCGGCCAGCGTGCGCTCCTTGGACGGCTTCCCGTTCTTGGTCAGTGGATAACTCCGCAGGGAAGGAACTGCGAAGTACTCTTTCCCGCCGTATTCATCGGTCTTTTTCCTGCGGACCTCTTCCCGCTCTTCTTTGGTGTACTCATCAGACAACCTTTGTCACCTCCTAATAATAGGCGCATACCCATTCCGCGCCCCGTTTCCGGGCCCCTTCCCTCCGGTCCGGTGCCGTCAAGAAACGGCATGGCCCTTACCTCCCATCACCGGCAAGAATAAACTGTCTCCGTGCAGTGTTTGATGTCCGTCAACCCAGTCTTCCGAGGTCTGCTTATAGTGCTCCATCTCGCGGATCAGAAGCGCCAGGATCTTACCGGCGGAGGGCCCGGTGATTATCACCCGTCCGCGCGGAGTGATTTCCACCGTCGCGCCCGGGAGTTTGGCTATGCCATCCACAACCTTGAACGGGTAACCGGCGGTGCGCAAGATGGACCAGATGATATTGGGGGCGGGAGTAGCAAGCAAAGCGGTCTTTGACACCGATTTGGAAACAGCGTTATCCGATCTCCCTTCAATGATTTCCGCCTGTTTCTTTATCGCATCCGCAACTTTCTCGTTATAGGGGATTCGCCAGCCGATAGCGCCAGCGCCAGCGGTCCTGACATTGTTTCTGCTCCAGTCGTCTCCGTCCGCGCCATTGTTCTGCACGTACCAGATATATTTATCCCCGATAACGAACCAACTGCCGCCGCCGTAGAGATTGCCAGTATCAATGTATCGCTTGCCTTCCGGAATATTGTCCCGCCCCGGAGGACGCTCACCTTTCGCCCGGATCTCCTGAGCTATCTTGGCAACTTCGGCTTTGGCCTGCTTCTTCCGGTTAGCCTCCTCTTTTTCTTTCCTGCGCTGTTCCTCGCGTTCCAAAACGGGCTTGCTCTCTTCGGGGGTAGCCTCTCTTGCCTCAACATCGGTCAGATAACCTGGTCTTAGCATACCAAAAGACATGGCACTCTCTTCATCAATGTATCGAGAACGTCCAACCTTGGTAACCACCAATATTTTCCCGCTTTCGCTGTCACGCCACGCATAGCCAACCTTAACCGCATTCCTTGAACCAGACTCTAAAGTCCGGTCAAAAATGCCAGCGGCGGCACGCTCTTCTCTTTTCTTGCGAGCGGCTTCCTTTTGGCGTTGCTGTTCCTCTTCTCTCTTGCGGCGCTCAGCCTCTTCCTTTTGCCGCTTGATTTCCTCCATTCTTTTTGGGTCGGGAGGCTCATAAACGTCTTCCCATTTGCCTCCATGGTGCTCTTCGTACAGCTGTATTGCCGGAGGAGACACACGGGCATGAGGGATGATTTTTAGTAATTGTGGCAACTTCTCAATTGGGAGATACCACTGTTTCGGAAAATCATCACCCAATTGAGGGCCGAACTTCGCTCCAAGTTGCTTGATTTTGTCTTTGTCGGAAAATGCGCTGTTAAGCACAAGATATTTGGATGTCAATTTACTCCGGCCAACCGAAACGTGCCCTGGAGACGCCTCGTCCTTATTCCACTTATTCTTTTCCGTTTTAAATCCATGACCAGTTTCCAGAGTATAATCCTCATTGTGCTTATATGGTATCCCGTGCTCACGCAGATGCTGGTGAAGTTTAGGTTCATTTTTCTTTTGTTTCTTCCACCAAGACGTGATCGGTTTACCATGCGCTTCTTTGGGAATGCTCCCACCTACAATATTACCGGAATCGTCAATAAGAACATGCCGGTAATCACTGCTTCCAGTCTCAGGGTTGACATAATCTTTCCCGTGAGGATGAATGGTGATCCACCGCTCGCCAGCGGCCTTGCTCAGCACCGGCAACCAAAAACCCTTGTCAACATCGCCTTCCAGCTTCTGAATCCTGTATTTATGCTGCTCTTCCTGGTCGGCGATCATCCGCAGTATCCTGGCTTTCTTGTGCTCACCGCGCTTATCGTAGTAGTCAGCCTGTTTACGGTAGTTTTCAATGCCCTCTTCTTCGTCCTTTTCGTCCAGAGGTAAGAATTCGTCCTCGTCAAGACTTTTCTTGACTCCCGTTACCGGCAGCAGGAACGCCTTGGCAATGTCCCTTGTCTGCACCAGGCCGACGGCATTTTGCGTCTCCTGGTCCTCATCCTTTTGTTCATCGTCCTCTTCTTGGGCAGGCTTGACCGCATTAGGGATAGGCTTATCCTCTTTTGAGTCGCCCCAGGATAGTCCCTTGCCCACTTTCTTCTTCCCGCTGCGCATATTCTCATAGATAGTGACAACGAGCCTATAAAATCGCTTGGAACCTTCCGGAATATCCTTGTACTGGGACCTAACTATCCTCTTGGCCCTTTCCCAAGCACTCTCTTCGGCTTCATTATGCACAAGGTTGCTCGGCACCTTTCACTCCCCCTTCGGGATGACCCACACATCCACGCTCATGCCATCCGCCATTCTCGTCTCTTTAGATCCGTCATCAAGCGTGTTTTCAACGGACATTTCAGTTAAGATAGGAGAACACGCCAATTGATAAGAGTCTGCAACGAACTGCGTAGCCATAGCAATTGCTTTGAACGCGATAAGGCAAGCCGATGGCCCGATTGCCGTAATTTCAATGTGCTCGGAAGGATTCTCCTTGAGTTTATGCGCCAAAAAACTGGCGGCACTGGATGGTTTGGTGTTGGATTTCACTCGCATGGATTAATTACCTCCGCTTAGTTCTTATGTTAGCCGGAACACCAGAGAAAAATTGGTATTTATGCCTGCAATTTGGGTGCAATGGGACACATGGCACATAATCCTTGGCTTTTCTTCCAAAGTTGGACTTGTTGGGCCAAACGCACGTCTCCCACTCAAACCGTGTTGGATTGATCGGCTGGTTATGCAATACTTCAAAGACTTTATTTTCAAGTAACTCTTTACAGGCCGGGCAGACTCGCTCATCACCTATCGCCGGTACGGTTACGTAGCAATGTTCGGGTAAAGACAACAAATACCCAGAATTGTAGGCCATCGAGAGTTCCGTCGTGGCAATGAGTTGGTAATTGGCTCCGGTCTTTTCCCACCGTTCCTCCAGGCGCTGTGCCAGTTGCTTGGCTGTCAGCCCTTCCCGGATTGCCTCCACCACCTGCCACCTAACGTCTTCGCGCATCCCGGTTGCCCATTCACGCATCTTGGTGGCGGCGGTGGTCCTCGCAATCCACTGGGCATGTGCAAGTCGTCCAGGCGGTTTTCGCGGAGGAGACGGCTTTCTCGGCGAAGGTGGCTTTTGCGATGGAGGCTTTTCCTTCTCTTCCTGCGTCACATCCTGAAAAGCCTGACCAGCACCCACTTTGACTGCGATTTCAACCACTCGCGCGAATTTATCCGGGTTTATCGGCAACGTTTCGCTGTGCTGGTTAAGCTGTTGAATTTTACGATCATCCCATATCGTTGCGGCCAAGAAAAGAGGAAGGAGCCACTTCCACAGGCTACTCAGCCAGCTTCTGGCATCCTTCTGAGTTTCCTTGACAATCCATTTTTCATATGAGGCGAGATCGGGTTGCTCAAATTCGCCTCCCTCGGAGGGATTCGGTTTCCAGTTATCTAGCTGTACGGCCCCCATTCCAGTCGGAGAGGTTGCCACGATTTAGCCACCTCCGGGTTCTCAGGCTGTCTTTGCTTCGCCTTGTTATCCTCTTCGGCTCTGGAAGAGAAGGCGGTGCTGTTTTCTTCCCCTTGTGCAGTGTTGAGCGGGTTCATCGGACCCGGCTGCTGCACGCCGTTCTCCTGGGACCATATCTGCAACAAGGTGGGATTCATCGGAGCATCCAGCCACTTGCCGGCCTCCGCATTGGGTGGCACTTCGTCCAGGCCCTGGGCGCGACGCCATTCGCGAGCGGTTATTGCACCCTCTTTGGCCTGCTTGTTGAGAAGATCAACCTTCTTTGCCTCGTCCTCGGCATTGATTCCGGTCCAGCGGAAATAATAGCCACTCGCCACGCGAGGCAGGATAAAGCGGTTGATGTAACGTTCCAACCAATCCAGGATGGGAAGTAATCCCTTGTCGCGAGACAGGTCTATTTTGGCCTCGGTATTCTCGGAAGCGCTCATCCCGCCGGTATTGCTGGCACTTCTTTGGCCCAACTCCACTGGGTCAACGTTAAAGATGGAACATATCCTGGTTGTGAGTTTGTCGAGGAAATCGCCCATTTCCATATCACGGTTTGACTGCTTCATGGGTATCCAGGAAATCTGCTTGCCGTCCTGGAGCGCCAGGGCGACCGGTTTGTGCTGGCCTACTACGCCCTTTACGTCCGTTTCCCACATCATATTCAGTTCGTCGATTGTTTCCTGGGTGTAATTGCCGATAACGGCCAAGATGCCGGGCGGAACGCTGCCGTGATCGAAATAGTTGCTGTTGTATTGCAAGGCCAGCACTTCAGCGGCGATCCAGTCGATGGCATACTCTGTCATGCTGATGCCGTATCCGCCCTGTTCGATGTTCGTTACCGGGTGCATCGGGTAATAAGCCAGCTCGTCGGCGGCATATTCGGTCTGGATCTGCCCATCCACCACCTGCACGTAAGCCACCGGCTGATCAAGTTGCCTCCCGTATCGAGTAGTGGGAATATACCGCTCCGCCCATTGGATCTCTATGGTGCTGCCGTCTACCGCCCAAAACTCTGACAGCCTTCCATCGGCAGAATATACAAGTTCAGTTGCGGGAGCATTCAGTATGAGCATATCTTGAATAATTTTAGAAAGCCAACCAGCCAAGTCGTCGCGCCGGTTTAGGGGGTCAGTTTTCCATCCGGTGAGAAGGAAGAAGTTTTCCAGTTGCTCTATAACCTTTTTGTGTCGTCCTTCCCTGTTCCCAGGGTCGTCAGCCAGCACTATTTCAAAGCCGCGGTCTCCTTTGTGACGTGGCAACCGCGCGAATTGTCCAACCTGGTTGCATCGTAACTGCAATATGGCTGATACCGTTGGAGATTTTTTAGCTATCTCGCGCAGAGCACTATAGGTTAGGTTGAAGCCCGTCAGCCGCCCCAGCGACTACCCGGAGGCGAGTACCTCCACGAAGGAGATACTAAGACAGACCGCCTTCTGTGCGGCCTGTCTTCCATGCTGCGTTCCCGGATGTCAATGGTTGGCATTAGGCATCACCTCACTTATGTAACTGAATACAAATTAGGCAAAACAAAAGGAGGTATCTTACCGACATGCGGGAAAGATGCCTCCGGTTAGTTAGCTCTGGTGCTCTAACCAAATAAGTTAATGGCTCACGAAATACTGGCTGGGGCGGCCGGACTCGAACCAGCGATAGCGGATCCAAAGTCCGCTGCCTTACCGCTTGGCTACGCCCCAAAAAAATCCGACTATTCGTTTAGTACATGGTAGCTAGCCTGTCGCTTCTCTAGCGATTAGGCGGCGAGTGCCATGCGGAAGGAGCACAATGGACTTATTCTCCCAATCAGGAAAGGCACCGAAAAGGTGTTCAATGTATTCGCTTTCCATCTTCTCATTGGCCGATAGAAATAGTGTATTATTGAAATCAGCAATCATCTCGATAATTTTACCGTCAACCAGATGAGTGAGGGGTTCTCCTTCGCTGAACTCAATGTTTACGATGAAGGTCTCCTGATCCTGTTTTCCATTTTCTGTTTTCAATTTACCCTCTCCTCCCTAACTTCTTCTTGTTCTTCCTGTTCTTCTAGTTTCTTTAGCTCATCATAGGAATCCTTCCATGCAAGCTCAAAAGCTTCCTCATCTGGAGCCAAGCGTTTCACAGTCCCTATAAGTACAGACAATATTTTGCCTTGCAGTTGCACCTGTGGGTATAGCTGGTTCAAAACAACGCCTTCCGTCACCATTATCTGTTGCTTTTCGCTGGGCTGAAGAACAGTAGCCAAACGTCTGGCCTCGGCACGGCGCTGTTGACGGGTAATTGGGCGGCCCAGAGTGATTTCTTTAGGCATGATCAGGTCTCCTTTGTTGATTTAGGATACCACACGTAGAAAGTCATACCGTCCACTTCAAAGGGCTCAATATATGACCAGTTACGCAGCCATCCCCGGCTCATAAACGCCCAGGAGTTGGCTCCTGAGAGATTACGAAGAACCATGTTCTTTGCACCGCACTTCAAGCATTCTCGTCCTCTTTCCCCACCCGGGTATTCCCTGATATCGGACCAAACATGCCTGCACAGACTCTGTCGTATACGTCTGGGTAGTGTAGTCACAAGCCTTATTAACTCATTTCCGTTTTGCCTCAGATTACGCACCTTCAGTAGCCTCCTTTTTAGCCCACTATAACATTGTTCGCCTTTTCTGGCGTCACAACAAACCAGCCGTGCTCCTGGCACATCGCGGTCTTGATCGTTTTCGGCCCTCCCTCCGCTTTCAGGTCCACCTGGTTGCGAACCGTCGTGCACGTTGCTCCGCACTCCGGGCATACCGCCGGAACTGATGCGGATCGTCTCTTCGCTGCCGCTGGCACAGGGAAAACGTTCCCAGGAGGGGTCACAAACGGCATGCCAGACTTGAAGACCGTCCCGTCCTGCGGCAAGGTCTCTATTCGCGCATGCTCCTGCGGGCGGATAAGGGCGCTCCTCCCGCCGTTCATCCGAATCAGTGCCTGGCTCATGGCATCACACTGATCATCGTTGGCACCGTTAGGAAAGGCCGCGCATTCCTCGATGAAATCATGCACCCACCCCGCTATACTGGGATCTGGTAGATAGACGTTCCCGGCTTCCACGTCCGGGCTGACCGCCTGGGCACGAACGAGTTTGCCGCCCTCGGGCTTTACCGGGATCATGCCGCTTATCTCGTGCTGGAGGGTCGCGATGACCGCCGGCCCGTTGGCGGTATCCTCGATCAGTTTGGTCCTGGCCTGCGGCCACTTGGCCGTAAGCGTGCGTATGGCCTGGACGGTCTCGACGAAACTCATCCGATCCCGTACCTGGTCGAGAAGATATTTGTCAGCGCCGATCCTTCCCCACACCTGGCCGACCACATAATCAGGCGTACCACTGCGGGATGCCTTTTCATCCTTGAATGCGCAGTCCCAGGATTGGATGATCTCCTGGAATTTCGACGGGTCGGGAGCCTGCCGATAGAACTGCCACCATGACCGCCGGAAGATGCCGCCTTCCAAAGGCGAAGGGCGCTGTTGGTAGAGCGCGGCCCAAAGTTGGCTGCCGATGGCTTTTTTAATATCCCTGTACTCCTGTGGCGGATATCGCTCGGGCCACAGAAAGTCGCCGGGTTGCCGCCCTAAGATGTCGCCATCCTCGGCCTCGGCAGGCAGCGAAACGACATGCCATTGCTCGCCGCCGTTCTCGGCCTCGGCAAGTAGACGGCCAGCGAGGTCATCTTCGTGCCAGCGGGTCTGGATTAATATGATTGCGCCGCCTGGGGCAAGTCGTGTCCGCAGGGTGGAGCGATACCAATTCCATACGTTTTCGCGTACTGTTTCGCTGGTTGCTTCTTCCCAGTTTTTGAAAGGATCGTCGATAATGGCGACTTTTGCGCCATGGCCTGTAATTGGCCCTCCGACACCGGCCGCTATCAAGCCCCCGCGATGATCTTTTATTCCCCATCTGCCGGCGGCTTGACTGTCACTGGCTAATTCGACGCCCCAAATATGGCCCCATTCGCGGAGGGTATTACGAGCACTCCGGGAGAAGTCATAGGCAAGTTCGGCCGCATAAGACGAAATAATCATGTCTTCGTCTGGATTGCGGCCCAAAAACCACGCCGGAAACTTCTTGGATGTCGCCTCACTTTTTCCGTGTCGAGGCGGAAGGAATACCATGAGACGCAGGAGTTGGCCGCTCTCAACAAGTTCTAACTTGGAGCAAAGAAGGTCGAGATGTTTAGCCGTTTTCCACTTGCCATTACTCTCGTATTCCAGGAAGAACCGCAGTTTCGTTGCCGCCAATGCCATCTCTAACACGTCGTCTGAAATTACCTTCGATGCGGCTTGCAATCTCTGGGTCAGAGATGAGTTCGTGGATGATGTGATAATGTTGCTCATTTGTCTGTTTCACCTCGCCACCGTGGGTGAGGTTGACGTTTGTGTCTGGATATAGCCCATTTAGCTTGGCATATTCCACAATAGCCCTAATTGTGTTTGCAGCATCAAACCTGTATTCGCCAGTAGGATTGCCTTCTTGGTCTAATACTGGTTCAGCTTGTGCGCAGCGGTCGGCAATTTGCCGAAGGCGAAACCGCACCCAGAAAGCATCTGCCCCACATAACTCTGCATATTCCGCTTGTGCCGCCTCTATTGCTTTCTTGATTGCTGGTTTCTTTAATAACCTATAAGCACTATGCCGCGCATAGTTCGGGGAATAACCCGCACGTAAAGCAGCCTTGGTAGTGTTAACGTCTACCAGGTATTCGAGAACAAATCGCTGTTCTTGGTCGGACAGCCCATCCTCCAATATAGACGTAGGCGCCATGACTGTTCTGGGCTTCGGCCGTTCCGTCTCGTTCCGTTTGGCGCTCCGTTCCGTCTCGTTCCGTTTGGCACTCCGTTCTGTTCCATTCGGCGCTCCGTTCCGCTTGACATCACCCATCCATCGGCCGATGGTCGCAAGGGGGATGCCTGTCTCTTTGGCAGATGCCCTAGCGCCGTGCTGGAACGCTATCGCCAGCGCCCGTAATTTATCTTCCTGACTCCAAACTTGACGTGCCATGATCCCACCCCAAAACAGAACGCCGCGCTGATTAGCTAACGGCCATCTTCGCATGAAAACCTTTACAGCCATTCCACAGTCCCGAAAGCTGGTTAGCCATCGGCCGCTTCAGACTCCGGGCCGTTTACACTATAGCATACCAGCCCCAAAAAAACATATCATTTTTCGATCATTTTTCTATCATGTTTTTTATCAGTCTGATAGCGCCCCTCAACCCGCTACTGGCGCACGTTCCGGCGCGCGAACAAGCTCAGGGTCATATACCAGACTGCGCGATCTCTGATTCTTCCACATTGGACCGCGCTGTACCCGGTGGCGGCGGACACGTCACCCCATCCCTTGCCCTGAACATAGAACAACGTAACCACCTGCTTCTCAATCGGCAAGAGAGAATCAATGGCTACGTCGATCTTTTGGAGCTTTTCCAGGAGGGTTTCCCGTTCGCGCGATTTCCTGGTCTGCTCCTCCACTAACTGCTGCCACCTGCGCCATTCCTCGTCGTGCTCCTTGCGCCACGCTTCGGCTGCCCAGGCCGTCCTGTCGCTTATTCCGCTCCCATGCGGCATCCCGCTCATTTCTCTGCCGGCGAAGTATACGCCGGCAATAACCTCGTCAGGCGCTTCCTTGGTCAGCATGGTCAGTTCCCGCTCTATTGCAGCTAAATCCAGGTTGAGAATCGCCACCCGTGCCTTGTCCGCCCGGTAACGTCGAAGCATATCCGCTGTCGCACGATAAAGTTTGCCTTTTTGCACTTCGGTGGCCATCGACTGCCTCCTTTCCGTTGGTTAGCGGTCGTGCCTCTCTTCCCATTGCTCCAAACTCAATGTCCTGGTAACCCCACCACGCCATCCTTGGCTGTACGCCTTTACATACCGCCTCACCTGCATCTCCCAGCCCTGGTCATCGCTCCATGCCCAGCAGTCCCTCGTTTCCCCGATCATATCATACAGCACGGCGCAAGCGCGAACCCCGGACGTGTAATCAACCTTGGCGCATGTGCAGCATCGTTCCAGCCGCCTTAAAACCGCTTCGGCGGTTGGATCATGAGGCATGGATACGGGCTTATCCCGCGCTTTTGATTCTATGTTGGCACTAGTCCCAAAGGCGGTGTTGCTAGTTGTCATTGTTCGGCACCTTCGCTTAGTGTTATTTGCTTAGTTGGCACAAAATAGAGCTGATATCCTTCCCGGCATCGGCTTTCAGCAAAGCCTGCGCCCATGGCTCGGGCAGCGGTCCTTTGCGCCAGCCGTTCTCATACGCCCGGACGTATACCACGGTCTTGGCGAGCCAGTTTGGATCGTCGCTCCAGGCCCAGCAGTCGGCGTTTTCTCCAATGGGACTAGACAAAACAATACACTTGCCGTATCTGAAACGCTTGGCGCAGGTTTTGCAGCGGCGGATGGACATTTTGGATTACCTCCTACCAGATTTCGACTTGCCCCCGAAGGGGCCGGGAGGGGGGTTACCCCTCCCGGATATCAGTTTTACTCTCCTAACGCCAAATTACCTTTGGACATCGGAAATGACTTCCTCACAAGCAACAACGTATTAGCCATGCGCTGCGATTCCATGACGGTGCGCTGCCTGGCTTCCTCCGACATATGATCAAGGATAATCTTTTGTGTATCGGCAACCGCATTGACCATCTTCTTGACGCCGCGAACATAATCGCCTTTCGTTATGAGTATTTCCTCACCAACAGGAACAATCTCATACCCGATTCCGTGATTGCGGCGAAGGAATTTGCCGTGTTCGTTCTTCAAAGTGCGCTTGAGAATAGTTACACGACCATAGTACTTCTCTTTTTCGACACGCCTATCCGCTCCAAGGTGTTCCGATAAAAACGCATGGGTGAGCAAGCCGGACTCCATGTTGGCGATTTGGGAGGCTAGCTCTTCGATCTTCTGCAAGATGATCCTATCAGCCATTACAGTACTCCTTTCGTTAGTTGGTCAGGTAGCTAGTAACCAATCCAGTCCTTTCCAATCCCGTCCGCTCCCGTCCACTCCGGTCCTGTCC